CGAGCCAACCTTGGCACCGCATTGCATGCCATCACTGAACAGATTGATCGAGGTCAGAAACCACAAATCTTGCAAGGTCTACAAGGCGACATTGAAACCTATGTAGCTGCGTGTGCGGCATGGGATATGCGGATGCAGGCTGAGTGGATTGAGGTGTTGTTGATCAACGATGAACTTCAATACGCGGGTACCGCTGACCGCATTGTGCAGTTGCGTGACGGCCGTCTGGTGATCTTTGACTTGAAGACAGGCACCGACTTGTCGTACTCGTATGGTTCGATAGCAGTGCAGTTGGCTGCGTATGCGAACGCCGAATGGATTTATGACTGGCACACCGGTGAACGCAAACCGCTACCAGACCTTGACAAAACAGAAGGCATCATCTGCCACCTCCCAGCAGGAGAAGCAGACTGCAAGTTCTACACCGTTGACCTAGTCGCAGGCTTAGACGCATTGAACATGTCACTCAAGACACGCGAATGGCGCAAACGGAAAGACCTATTCAAGCCCTACAAGTTCTCCGAAGAGAAGCGGAGTGCCGACCAGCCTGTGGCCAGTCCGAAGCCACAGGCTGGAGGCGTTATCGCATCAGGTAACACCGCACTAGCAACACGAGCCGAATGGGTGAAACAACGCATCTCAGCACTCACCAAAGACGCTCAAGCCCTCCTCATCCTTGCCTGGCCAGCTGACGTGCCGAAACTACAGAACTGCGACAACGATCAACTTGATGCGCTCATCAAAGCCATCAAGCATGTTGAAGCAGATCATTCGTCACCGTTCTTTCAACCTGACCCAACGAAGCCGAAGCCGAAGTCACGCAAAATCGCAGGCTTTGACAACCCGAAGGATGCGTACCCAGGATGATTGACGACATTGAAGGCACCATCTACGAGGTGCAAAATCATGAGATGACTGCGCTTCGGCACATCCGTCAAACCATTGAACAACTACCAGCGTCAACACGTCAGACATACATTGATCTGATCATCGAATCTGCATCAGCAGGGCGATCCATCGGCTTGCATGCAATCAAATCTCATCGGAGAATCGACATCGCCACAGGCATCCTGTGTTTGATGTTGGATCAACAATACGATGCAGAGTTAGTGGTGGGCATCTGCTCGCACATCACGAAACAGCAATACACCAAAGCAGGAGAAGCACTAGCCAACCTTGACCATCGTCAAGCAAAACAGTTCAAAACTGTTTGCCAACGAATCAAGGAAGACGACCTGCATCTCATCTACAACCCAAAATCCAACAACTTCCAGATACAGGAGAAAGCATCATGACAGACATATTCCTAGGCGAAGGTGGGAACAAATATCCTGCCCTCAAGTTTGATACCGCAGGTGACAGCCACACAGGCAAAGTCATCGAGGTCAAGAAACTTGAAGACCGTGACCCAGCAGGCAACGTGAAAACATGGGACAACGGCGACACCCGCTACGTCTTCGTCTTCACCATCACCACCGCAGACGGCTTCGGCAACCTGTGGGCGCGAGGCAACATGGTCAAAGCCATCCGAGAAGCTGCAACCGCAGCAGGAGTCACCACAATGGTTGGCACCAACCTGTCAGTCAAGTTCACCGGACTCGGAGAAGCAAAGAAAGGCTTCAACGCACCGAAACTATTCAAAGCCAAAGTAGAAGCAGCCGCCAAGGACGACTCCGAATCAATGTGGTAAACCACTAACCCCAGTTCGGCAGGGTGATCAACCCCTGGCACCCTGCCGAACCTTTATCCAAGAAAGACCAAGATGACGAAACAAGATTTGATCAACGCCATCCAATTCTTAGAACGCAGTTGGGTAGGACAAGGCGATCAAGAACGACTATTCAAAACAATCGAATCACTCAAACTAGAACTAGCCAAAAGGAGCAAACCCAAATGAATGACCTAGCCCTACAATTCGCCGAACTAGAAATCCGTGTCAGCGAACTCCACACAGCACTCGAACGTGTCACCGAAGAACGCAACAACTACAAAGACACCGCCGACTCACTCTTCCGAGAACTAGAAGCCTGCAAAGTGACACTCACTCAAGCCCACTCAGACATCTCCCGCCTCCGCGTCTACCTAGCCCAAGGCGCAGAACTGTGACCCGATATCAGCAAGGCACCTACGGCCTGTCACAAGACTTGCGGTTCTGTCGCCAGCAAAGCATGGAACTGTCACGCGAACTGTCAGCCGTCAAGAAAGAACTAGAAGAAACGAAGTTGGCGTTGGCAACCGTGCGAGCAAGCCTTGATCAATCGGTGGATTCCAATGACCACAGCTGACACATTCCCAGACGCGCCCTACACCGTCACCGTCCTCGCAGACCGAGACGGCGAAGCCCGCTGGGTTGGACACATCAAGAACCACGACATCACCGCAGCCGCCCAAGCCGGAGGCATCTACCTGCTCATCATGCTTGACTCAGACGGCCTCATGCGTATCGCCACCAAACCAGGCACCGCATGGGACGCAACCTGGTCACCACCCATACAGTTGGAACGACGCTGATGGCTTGGATGAAGACAATGCAACAAGAATCCATCGACCATGAGTTCACCATTGCTGAACAGCGATACACCATTGCGCTCCTAGAAGTACAGGTGGCACGACTGACAGACACCGTCAACGAACTTCACGGCATGTTGCATGCGTTACGAATGGACACCCAATGAGTTCAGTTCTCATGCTGGGTGATTGCCGTGACCGGCTCAAAGAGTTGCCAGACAATTCGATTGACAGCATCGTGACTGACCCACCGTATGAACTTGGGTTCATGGGGAAGTCTTGGGATGCGTCAGGTGTGGCCTATGACGTGACGGTGTGGCAGGAATGTTTGCGCGTGTTGAAACCTGGTGGACATCTGTTGTCGTTTGGTGGTTCACGCACCTATCACCGTATGGCTTGCGCGATTGAGGATGCAGGGTTTCAGATTCGTGACCAAATTATGTGGGTGTATGGGTCAGGGTTCCCGAAGTCGTTGAACATTAGTAAGGCGATTGACAAGGCTGCTGGATTCGTCGGTGAAGTAATTGGCAAAGGAAGTTCGTGGAACCGTCCCGATAGTGCCGAAGGTGACAGGGCACGAATGAATACATCTCCTGGTGAATATGACATCAAAGAATTATCGGCTGAGGCTAAAGAGTGGGATGGTTGGGGTACTGCGTTGAAACCTGCGCATGAGCCGATTGTGTTGGCTCGTAAGCCGTTAGATGGGACTGTTGCCAATAATGTTTTGACGCACGGTGTTGGCGGTATCAACATAGACGGAAGCAGAGTTAATTACAACGGCGAAAAACCTTCAGGATGGTTTGATGAGAAGGAACGAACAAACGCTGGCTTCAAATTGACGGCAGGTTCATCCTCTGCCATCACGAGTGTTCCATCAACTGGTCGTTTTCCTGCGAACTTTATTCATGACGGTTCAGACGAAGTACTGCAACTATTCCCAAACACATCACCATCAAAAGCAGCAGCCAGAGGTGGCACAAATCCAAATCCTATGGACTGGGGAAACAATCGTTCAGATGGTGACATAGTCAAAGGTCATGACGATAATGGTGGTTCTGCGGCAAGGTTCTTTTATTGTGCTAAAGCCAGCAAGAAGGATCGCAACGAAGGCTTAGACGGGTTCCCACTTGTCAAAGGTGGTTCAATGAACGGTGCAGAAACTAGACCCGACAGACCAACCAATCACCCCATCAGAGCCAACCACCATCCAACGGTCAAACCAACAGACCTAATGCGATACCTGTGCAGACTGGTAACCCCACCAAACGGCACAGTCCTTGACCCATTTACAGGTTCCGGTTCAACCGGTAAGGCAGCTGTGTTGGAAGGGTTCAACTTTATTGGGGTCGAACAATCAGCAGAATATATTGAGATTGCGAAAGCAAGAATAGGAGCAGCAGAATGATTCTCCAAGCCAAATGTTTGAAGTGCCAGTCGTTGATCCGTCACGATCCGCAACGTGTCACAGGATGCTTATGTGATCCTGACGCACCAACATGGATTGCTATCACCCCAGAAGGTCGCATGATGGCAGGAAGCCACAGCCAGTATCGGACAGCAAGCGAAGTTCATGACGATATTCGGTAGACGGAACAACCCATGCCCGTGCAGGACACCAATTCCTGCTAAACCAATGTGCGGAGATAGAGGAGTAGAAGATGATGATTGAAGACCCAATAGCAGAATACATTGATGCCTGCACCGAAGGCATGTGCGATGCCTACGTTGTGATAGCAACAGTGCAACGTGCATCAGGTCAGCCGTCCTTCTGGATAACAACACTGAAGAATCAGACTGCATCAACTACTCTCGGTCTACTCGAATCAGCGTCAGCTGCCGAGAAGTACCGTATTGCAAGATCGTTTGAAGTAATGGACGAAGACTAGAAACATTCCTTGAGGAGGGAACATG